CGACTTCGGCGGCCAGTCGGACAACCCACAGGGAGGCCAATCCTGGGAGGCGCAGTATCAGTTGCTCATCAAGTCGGCCACCGTCGAGCAGTTCCGTGCCAAGCATGAGGCACAGGGTTGGACCAGCCAGTCGCCGTCGCCTCTGGTGCAGAGGACCTAACCCATGGCGATGACATCGGTCATCCTCAGGCCAGGGGTTAATACTGAGAAGACGCTGTCCCTGAACGAGGCCGGCGTCTCGCAGTCGCAACTGCTGCGCTATAAGGACGGTCTTCTTCAGACTCAGGGTGGGTGGGTAACGCTATACAGTCTGATGGTTCCCTCGACTGTACGGGACCTCCATGCGTGGCAGGATATCACCGACACCAAATGGTTAGCCGCCGGCGCCACTGCCAACTTGCTGGTGATATCGTCCACCACCAGCATAGACATAACGCCACAGACCAGGACGACAAACCCGGTACCAAACTTCTCGATATCGACGGCTGTCGGCAATACGCTCATCGTATCCGTTGTCGATGCCAACAGCGGGCCGTCCATCTACGATACGGTGTTCTTCAATACCCCGATATCCATCGGGAATCTCTACCTGAATGGTGCCTATCCGATTACCTCGGTTCTCAGTACCGGGTCGTACACCATACTGTCGAGCGTCGCCGCCAGCACGACCATCAACAGCAGCGGTATTCTGCCGGTTTTTCTCAGCAGCGGCGGCAGTCCGATTGTCACTGTCATTGCTCCCAATAACCCATACCAGGCCATTCTCGGCCTGGAGCAGTCCTTCTATGCACCTACCGTTGTTGATGGCCTGACGATTTCCGGCGGCTATGTCGTTACCTCAATCGTAGCGCCTTCCTCCACCTTCACGATTACGGCCACCCAACTAGCTAGCGCCAACGCCACATCGACGATGAACGGCGGCTTGGCCCAACTGGTCTACTATGTCACTGCCGGGCCGCAGACGACGGGAGCTGGCTTTGGCACCGGTGGCTTTGGTCTAGGCGGGTTCGGTACCGGGGTTGCGACAACCGGGACGCCGGGAACCCCAATCATGACAACGGATTGGAGCCTGGATAACTGGGGCGAGATTCTTCTGGCCTGCCCCAAGGATGGCGCCATCTATGCCTGGTCTGCCGACAGTGGCTTCGGGAATGCACAAGTCGTGCCTCAGGCACCGTTCTTCAACGGCGGCATCTTCGTGTCGCAGCCGCAGCAGATCCTCGTTGCCTGGAAGTCAGTGCAGAGCAGTGGTACGCAGGACAACCTGATTGTCCGCTGGTCTGATGCCGGGGACTTTACCAACTGGGCCGTGACGACACAGACCGCCGCTGGCAGTTTCCATATCCCCACCGGCTCAATCATCGTCGGAGGATTGCAGGCGCCGAACTTTGGCGTGGTCTGGACCGACATTGATGTCTGGATTATGCAGTATGTCGGCGGTGACGTTATCTTTAACTTCTCCCGCGTCGGCGCCGGTTGTGGGCTGATTGGTCAGCATGCCGCCAACATCATCTCTGGTACGATATACTGGTGTGGGACGACCAGCTTCTTCATGCTGGGGCCAAACGGAGTGGTGCCTGTCCCGTGCTCGGTGTGGGACTTCATCTTTCAGAATCTAAACGCAGCAAACCAAAGTAAGGTCCAGTGTGCTCCCAATAGCGCATTCAACGAGATTGCGTGGTTCTTCCCGTCTACCAGCTCAACTGAGAATGACTCCTACGTTAGGCTGAACATCGTCGAGAACGCCTGGGATTATGGATCATTAAAACGCACAGCATGGGTAGACGTATCTGTTTTGGGCACTCCCATTGGTACGGATAATAGTGGCGCAATTCTTCAGCATGAAGTCGGCCAGGTAACGGCCGGGGCCTCGGCTACGTCATTTCGCTCGGGCTGGTTCTCTATCGCTGACGGCAATGAGCTTGCCTTCGTGGACTGGGTACTGCCGGATTTTCAGTGGGGCCTGTTCGGAGACAGCAGCGCGCAGGTGAACATGACGTTCTACGTCATCGACTATCCTGGAGACACGCCCCGCAGTTATGGGCCGTATACGCTCACGCAGGCTACCCAGTACATCAACCCCCGGTTCCGTGGACGGCTGATGTCGGTGCAGGTGCAGAGCAATAACAGCGTCTTCTGGCGGATTGGGCGCGTTCGCTTCCGCAATGCCACCTCGGGGAGGCGCTAATGGCTTCGCTCAATGACATCCTGTCGGCTCTCCAGAACGGGGTTCAGGCCATCAATGCCTTGACTAAGCAGCTCAGCAACTCGTTTCCGCCGATAACCACACTGACGACCGCCGCTCCCGCCGCCGGTGTTATCACCTACTCATCGTCCCTGGTATCGGCGTTCGGTCTGGTAGAGACAAGCTCTGGCGGAACCTATAGAATAGCCCTCTTGCCGAGCACATAGGACAGGTCATGGTTGACACCTTCACGACTACCATCAGTCTGACCAAACCTGGTCATGGCGGCGACGTTGGTACGTGGGATACCCCCGTCAACGGCAACATGGACATCATCGACAGCCTGACCGGCGTCGTGACGACAATAGGGTTGAACAACTCCAACGTCGTTCTCGCAACCGCTCAGTTCCAGTCCGCGTTGATCGTCTTTAATTCCACGCTTACCGGCAGCGTCACTATTACGTTCCCGACCAGCTATGCCAAGGCATATGAGATTCAGAATCTCTGCTCTGGCTCCAGCGCCTTTACCATTACGCTGACGACTACCGCCGCCGGCGGGCAGCTCGTGGGCTGTCCTCCTGGGGAGCTGTTCGAGGTTCGTAACGACGGTGTCAACATCAAGTACAAGAACTTCGGCCGCGTCGGCACTTATTGGGACTATTCTGGATCTTCGATCCCTGCGTGGGTATCTCTCTGTACCGTAGACCCGTATCTTTATTGCGACGGGACGACATTCTCGTCTGCCACGTATCCTGCGCTTGCCACCATCATGGGCGGGACTACCTTGCCTGACACCAGGGGGCGAGGGCGTTTTAACTTAAACGACGGGACAGGAAGAATAACTTCTTCCATTTCCATGGATGGCAATACAATTTTTCACGGAGGCGGCAATGACGATTTCCAAAGTCATAGTCACGACATTAATGACCCTTCCCATTTTCATACTTTTACGGCCGCGCAAACCCTATCGGCGGGCGGTGCTGGCAGCGGTAATTTGCTTACTCACGCCGTAGCCGGTAACACAGGGGCGGCATTTACTGGCATCACTGTTCAAAGTAATGGAGGTGGTAATAGTGGTAACATGCCCCCGGCCTACATCGGCGGCATAACACTCATACGGTCGGCTTGATGCATAAGCATCTACCAGCCGCGCTCTCTATTGCTCGCCGGCACGCCAAGCGCTACGCGGAAGGCGGTACTGTTGATTTGCCGGAGATTAAGGTAACGCCACCACCGCCAATGGTGAGTGACGAAGACCTGTCGATGGCTGAGGTCCCTCAGGCTAAGTCCCCTCGCGAGGGTGGCTTGATGCAGACGATACCCAAGTTCGCGGAGCTGTTGGGCTCACCAGAAGGGCGCGGCAAGCTATGGGACGCTGCCAGTCAATTGCCCGCTAACATCTGGGGCGGGGTTAAAGAGCAAGTCTCTGGCCCCGGCGAAGCCATGGCCGGCCACATGACGCCAGTGCAAGAGGCAGACTGGGCTACTAGCACTGCTCTGGGACTAGGCGGTTCGGAGCTGCCAATCTCCTATACCCGTCCCGGCATTGGTGTCTTCGGCGGTAGAGGGTCGGCGTTGGCTGACCATGCAGCGCTTGCTGAAGCTGAGGCGCTGGAACAGAAAGGACTTAATCAGAACCAGATCCACTTCAGAACGGGATGGTTCAGAGACCAGGGAACCGGGGAGTGGATGTACCACCACAACATGAAGGACGCTGCCCTTGGTCCTGCTGTGTCCGATCTTCATGCAGATCGCGACATGCCTATTCAGAATAGCTCCAAATACATACGTCCAGGAGAATCTCATACGCTCGATAAGGTCTTACAGCATCCAGATCTCTATGAAGCGTACCCCCTCCTAAAGGATTGGAAAGTCATACCTAACGACGTCCCCGGACAAATGGGTTCAGTGAACTACGCCGATAAGACTATGAAGATTGCGCCTCAGAACAAGGAGGCAATGCTGGGTACGTTGACCCATGAAGCCAATCATATCATCCAAGCATATGAGGGCTTTTCTCGGGGTAGCAGCGTAAACCGATGGTTGCCGGCAGAGTATCCAGCAAAAATGCAGGAGCTTTGGCAACAGGCCACGCCTTTCAATCAGTGGATTGAGTCGCAGGGATTACCGGTACGTCAAGCCTGGAAGGCCATACAGAAGGCAAAGGAAGACCCCGGCATGCTGAACGACTGGGACCGCTCTCTTGTCAGTAATTTCACACAAGCTGGCAGATTTGATGAAGCGCTAGAGCTTTTCAAAAAACAGGAGCTTTTGAACAAGGCGCTCAACGAGGCTTTCGACAAGTATATCCACGTCTACGGGGAGGCGATGTCGCGCCAGTCTGAGTACCGCCGCACTCTGACGCCGGAGGAATCCAGGCGGATAACTGTTCCCAATGCGATGCGGATGCTGGAGCAGAACCCGGTAGATCCTAAAGAGCTTATTTATAACAATAGCCCGCTGACTCCCACCAGCTTCCCGGCAGCCCGTGAAAGAGGAGTGCCCTCTCCTTACGACATAGAGGAATCCTATCGCATCTCCCCGGAGGGATTCTACACCAGGGCGGACAGGGTCGTTGACGAGAAGGGACCAAAGGCGGCTACCGCCGACGAGTGGATGTCGTTCCTGAAGAACCAGCAGATCAGTCCCAAGGAAGACCAGTACATCGGCATCAGCAACTGGCTGAAGCAGCAGCAGGGCAAGATTTCCAAAGAGGCCCTCCAAGAACACATTCAGGCCAATAGCCCCAAGTTGGGTACTTATATGGCTACCGGCAGATCACTACCAACCCACCTGCCGGAAGAGTGGGGAGGCAACCCTCAGAATATGTGGGAAGAGGAGCGCCCCCCTGAATTGGAACCAGACTGGGGTCCTAATGATTTTCAGGCGCCGCAGGAAGAAGCCTATGGTTCCGACACCAGATACTCCGACATGGTCATCCCTGGCGGGAAGAACTACAGCGAGATAAAGCTGCGGTACTTCCCCAAAGAAATTGGTAGGGGCTTTTACTCTGAGCATTTCCCGCACGACCAGGATTTGATGGGCGCCGTCCGTGCTGATGAGCGCAAAATCAATGGCAAGAATACCTTTCATATGCATGAGATGCAGAGTGACTGGCATCAAATGGGATCTAAGGCCGGGTACAATAGGGTGACCTCCAAGGAAGAGCTGGAAGCTGCTTCAGACAGACTAGACATTGCCCATGAACATGCCAATTCATTCCATGGTTACGAGCGGTCTCCCGAGGCGGAAGAGGCCAGGGCGGTTTTGGGTGAGCGACAGCAAGAATATAATAGACTTATTGCTAGCTCACGATCTCCGATCCCTGACGCACCATTCAAGCAAACCTGGGACGACCTGCTGTTTAAGCAAGTGCTGCGTCATGCCGTCGAGAAGGGGTTCGATCAAGTTTCCTGGCCGGGGTCTGCCGAGACTATCAGGAAGACGGAACAATGGCCTACGCTGGAAGAGAAAGAAGGCAAGTATCTTACCGGGCGAGCGACGGATGTTACTTCGGTTATCCGGCGGTACCTAAGTGCATTGCCTGAGTTGGGTAATAAGCTTGGCAAGAAGTACGGCACTCAAGTTGGCGTTGGACAATCTCAGCCCAAGCTTGGCTATACCGTTCACACCCTCCCGCTTACGCCTGCCTTCAAGAAAGCCATTATGGATGAGGGGTTTGCCTTCAAGTACCAAAAGGGTGGTAAGGTAGAGCAGAAGAGGACGTACACCATGCCGCTCAAGCCAGGGTCGGACGCAAAGACTGTCTCGACGAATATCAGGGAGTTCCATACCGGCCCGACTTACGCTCACACGGCAGCGAAGTTCGGCAAGGAGCGAGCACGCAAACAGGCGATTGCAGTGGCGATGAGTTCTGCCCGCAAGTATGCCAAAGGCAAGGCTCTCGGCGGCCCGAACCTGGACATGGAAAGCATGGTTATGAAGAACGCATCCTACGGGCTGCGTCGTGAGGGGATGATTAACTCCTCGGTCCCTGGCCGGACGGATAAGCTACCGATGAATGTGAAGTCTGGCTCATACGTGTTGCCGGCCGACATCCCTAGCGCCCTAGGTCAGGGCAACTCGACCGCAGGCGGCATGATCCTCAAGAAGATGTTCTCCAGCGGGCCGTATGGCTTACCGACCATGCGCAGCTCTGGCCGGTCTGGCGCGGCTATGCGGCCGATGAGGATCCAGCAGCAGAAGATGCCAAGTAAGCTGCCAGGGACCTTTGCCAGGGGCGGGGAGGCGAATGAGCATGTCCCTATTGTGGCCGCCGGCGGCGAATACCTCATCGCGCCAGAAGTGGTCCGTGACATCGGCCATGGCGACCTTAAGAAGGGCCACAAAGTTCTTGATGCGTTCGTGCTAAGAGTCCGCAAGGAACACATCTCAACCCTGAAGAATCTCAAGCCACCGAAGAAATAGATGAGCGCTCCCTCCACAGTAAGAATTGCCAAGCCTGACGACTACCAGGAAGTCTGGCGGCTATTCCTGACAGGCCATCGCGAGAACGGAATCTTCACCCTCTCGCCCAATAAGGTAAACTGGATTCTCAACCGTATCCTGTGCCCAGAACAGATCCCCCTTGGCGATACGGGGGTAAGGGGTACTATCGGTGTGATCGGTCCGGTCGGCTCCATAGAGGGGTTAGTGCTTCTAACCCTAGGAACCTATTGGTATTCCGAGGATCTCCACCTCGAAGAGTTTATCGTAATAGTTGACCCCGAGCATCGGAAGACCGGCCACGCCCAGGCTCTTGTCCAGTGGATGAAGGACCAGGTGGAGATTACCCAATTGCCGCTGATAACCGGTATCATCTCCAATATCCGCACCGAGGCTAAATGCCGGCTCTACCGGCGCATGTTGCCGAAGATAGGGGAGTTCTTCTGTCTTACCCCGAAAGGGAGTACAATGACGCCCGGACTCGTGGCTGTAAGTTCCTAGGAACGAATGGTGAACGGTGATGACCAAGGTCTTCCTGCTGGTGGTGATTGTCTACGCGAATGGCCAGCCCATCAAGCAATACCATGAGCCTGTGGCTGGTATTGATGAGTGTCATGCGAGGGAGATAGAACTT